ATTATGTCCATTAACGATGTTGTAAGGAGGATAATTTGTTGATCCTCCCGCAAGTGCTTCCAATCTGCTGAATGTTTCATTAAATCCAATTGAATATGGTGTATATGTTTCCCAATTAAATTGTACCATTGTCCTTTATAAGCGACGTTTACATGTGACCCGTGAGGCATCACAGTATTATTTAAATACTTACGCCAAACCTTTAATAGTGGAGAACCGTATTAAAGTTTACGGTTCTCTCAACAACGAACGGACAATAGCATAGAATCAAACTCGGTGTAGTTATCATTTAGATATTCCATTGCTTCCCCCGTATAAAAATCAAACGCGAGACAATATCTCTTTTCATCTACAATAGGAACAAAATGTTCTACCCAAGATGGAAACAACATAAGAGATCCTTTATGTGATGGTGCCAAATAATTTCCACCATAAGTTGAATAATTTGGTATTACATATTCGGTAGAAACTTTACTATCGTTAAGTAATAAATTACCAGAAAGATAAGTATTTTCGTGAAATGAATGTGAATGTAAAGACAATAATTCTCCTGGTTCCATGATGTTAAACCAACCACGTATATAAAGTTCTAGTGGAATTTCGAGACCTAACTCTTCCATGTAAGTAATGTACATGGTCTTCAACATCATGCGAAGTTTATTCACAAACGGATAATCACGATGCCAACTAAACACATTATATGTTTGCCACATGCCGAGTTGACTTTCAAAAGATTTAACATCTGATAAAATTTTATCAGCAAAAAAATCTGGTATGGTATCTTGCCACAAAGGAACATCCCACATAGGCGCGAATGGACTTTTGGGTTTCCAACTAGTCCACCGCACCATGTTTGGACATTGGTGCATATTCCTAGCGGTAGATTGTTCAATAATATTATCTTTTACTTCTCTACGTATTGAATTACTATCATGTAGATTGTTGTTCACCTTGTTTTTTTCTTCCAATATTATACTTGCTTTCGAGTGTCCACTCACCTTTATCCTTAAAGGATAGGACTTTGATTTGATTGAGGGGAGCAAGATCCTCAATTTTTTCTGCGTCTACAACAGTAATTAGTCCCCAATCAGAAAGGAGTTGAGCAATTCTATTTCTACGTTGAAAATCATTCAAAGAAAAATTAGTGTTCTTTCCGTCAAGAGCGAACAACTCTTTGAAATGAACAATATAATATTTGCCTTGTTTATGAAGAATGTGGCATGACTGATAGATCTTTTTTTCTTTACGAGATGCCACACCAATTCTAGTTAGTGTTTCTCTCACCTTGAGAAAATCATCTGGTTCTTTAAGAACCACTTCTATCATGTCGGACTGCTTCCATTGCACTTCAAGTTCGCCGCTCATTCTTTCCACCCTTTCTCAATGAATATGTAATAGTATCTAACTGATCCTTCGTGAGAACCCTGAGAGCTTGGAGTGCTTTATCGTCATTATAACCATAATACTCTTTTACCACTTCAAGATAATCAATAGAATCTTTTCGTGCCCAAGGAGAGAAACGCTTCCTTGGTTTCACACTATTTATATAAAAATCATATTGCATCTTCTTAGGAAGTTCAGGATACCTGTTCATCTCATTGGCGTATAAGATAGTATCCGTAAAAGAACTGAGGCACCTGTTAATAATATAAGGAGGATACCCTCGCTCAGCATCAGCATCATCATCGAGAATATTCTTTTTAGATTGGTTGATGCTGTACAGATAATCCTTCAGTTGATATGACATTAAAATTTAGCGGTAACTCCAATAACTTTTGCGTTAGGGTTGCGAGCAAGGGCAACCTCACGTGCCTCCTGATAGTCACGGGCGTAGACCTCCTCACTGAAGACCTTGCCCGCAACATAGAGTTTGACTTCACACTTCATAATTCATTAGCACTAGTTCGTGCCGCTTTGCTTGATCTGTATTATACGACCCCACAGAGCGCATGGTGTAAGTGTGTGCAAATTCTGCAACTGTCCACCCCTCAAAACGATCTCGGATCAGTTGCGACGAATTGTAAGATATAAGTTGAGGACCGATAAAACGGTCACAAATAGTAGCAAACCCATCATGGTCAAATCCCTTGTGCATGTTTCCACGCTTACCATATAGATTTGATCCGATCTCGTAGGGGGGATCAAGGTATGTGAAGATAGACCTGTCGTCGGTAAGGAGCTCTTGGTAGCGACCATTTGTAATCTTCCAGTTTTGAATTAGTTGTGTATATCCAGGGAGTTTTTCAATTCCTCGCATTGAGAAATTACTCTCTGAAGCTTGTCTTGAGAAGGAACTGGATTCAGTGAGACCAGAAAAAGAGCACTTGTTAATAACGTAGAAAGCACAAGCACGATATAGAGGGGATACGGTATCATCATTTACTAACTCCTTTGCTTCTAGAAATAATCCTTTTGCAGATCCTTGATCTGGATACCTTGACTTTAGTTCTTGCAAACGTTTGTACAAAGCATGACCATCATCCTGCAATGTCTTCCAAAAATTAGTCAACGGTTCATACAAATCGTTGACCCAGATATTTAATTTAGGATAACGCTTAGTAACCTCAATGGCGACACTGCCGCCACCGAGGAATGGTTCACGATACTCCGTTACCTGGGAAAGGTCGGGGAGGAATCGGAACAGGTTTGCTAGCGCCCTGCTTTTGCCCCCTGGATAGCGGAGCGGTGTCTTCAGTGACTTCAAAGTTTGGGTCATTATACTTTAGATATTCAAAGAACGTCATTTTTAACTCCTTCTGTGTCATGCCACAGTGTGCTGCTGCAGCAGGTAGATTCATTGTAGCATGAAAAAGTCCTTCATGTGCTTCTTTTACATTCTGAGGGGTAGTTTTCTTTGTCATCGTAAGAAATTAATATTAAATGATACACTAATCCTGGTTGAATCAGTTTCATTACACTTAACACTATGTGGAACAAATCCTGGGAACAAATAAAAATCCCCTACTTCAGGAGAGGTATCAAGTGCAGTTCCTAAGTGATTGCAAATATGACTCTGTTCAATTGATGGATTTGTACAACGAATATTAAATGATGGATGACTATCATCTACTTTGTAATAGTAAACTCCAGCAATATCAGAAGACCCATGATTATGGACATGTCCATAATGTCCATTATCAAATTGAGCAAACCAAGAAGATTGAAATTTCCAACTACCACCTCTAAAGTTTTGATTTTTTTCAAACACTAGGGATGTCATAAATTGATATACCTGATATGCAATTTCATCGATCATTACAGGCAATTTAAAATTCTTGTTTTCAAAAATACAAGAACTAAAAGTTGGATCTGAAAGAAGATGTGTATGTCCCCATAGTTCTGGAGTACCAAAGTTTGGTTTTAGAAATTCATATGCAGTATCTAATTCTGATTGAATAAGATCAAAGTTATCTTTTCTAGTTTTGCCATAATAAAACGGTGTGGGATACAATAAATTTAATCCTTCTTGCATTTTATTTAAACTCACAACTCATCATAATCTCTGTTAGACATGCAAGCATGTTTACTTCTTGGTCAGGGACAACAGAGATATCCCTCATGTACTTAGCAATAATAAGAACTGCCTCAGGAATAGAAGCAGGTTTCATTACGTTGTAGATACTGTCATAGATCTTACGCATCACCATGCTGGGATCATTGTCCATATGCTGAACAACCCAGTTTTTGACGTTGGTAAACTCTTTCTTCTTGAGAGAACTCAGAAGTGTGTCAAGATTAACATCAGCGACATCCACGAGAATAGCAGAAGTAATACTTCCAGTAGCGGCATACCTCTGGCACTCATTAATAAGCCTGCGCCAATCGGGATAATAACGTTTAGTAAGTTTAGCGAGAACTTTATCTTCATACTGGATCTGCTCATGATCTAGAATAGTTTTCAGGCGAGTGAAGAACTGACCCTGCAAACCAGTTGCCTGCTCTGGTTTAATCCTGAAGTCAACGACTGTGCAACGGGAGTGCAGCGGTTCGATGATCTTGTTAATGAAGTTACAGGTGAAGATGAAACGACAGTTTCCATGAAACTCCTCTACAGCGGTCCTAAGGGAGAGCTGCACATCGTTAGTGGTGTTGTCTGCCTCGTCAATGATAACGACCTTGTGGGACGCTCCAGAGGTCAGAGAGATGGTGGTGGCAAACTGCCTCACACGGTTCCTAACGGTGTCTAGAAAGCGTCCTTCGTCCGATCCATTGATCACGATGTAAGAGGCACCAATCTCCTCACACAGCGCCTTAGCGATGGTGGTCTTACCAACACCCGCAGTGCCACTCAGCAGCAGGTTAGGCAGTTCACCCTGGTTGACGAAACCCTGAAAGACATTCTTAATGCTGTCAGGGAGGATGCAATCTTCAACAATATTGGGGCGGTACTTCTCCACCCACAGAAACTCTTTGCTCATTCAAGTGGTCTGGTAAATGATTTAGATATGATGTCCGAGGCATTGAACATCATTTGCATATATTCTACACCCTTCTTGGGTTTAGTATGCTCACCGCATGTGAAGATATCACATACCGCCATGCCTTTCTCTGGCCAAGTATGAATGCTGATATGACTCTCAGCAAGCATGGCAACACAAGTTACACCCTGAGGATCAAACTTGTGCGAATGAAGTGCAAGCAATGTTGACTTACACTTTTTGGATGCTGTATAAACAATATCCCTAACGAACTCTTCGTCATTGAGAAGATCTTTCGTGCAACCCTTTAAGGTAAAAAGGATGTGCTTCAAGGTTCCAGTGCAATGTAATAAGTCAGATCGGCATCTGCATGGGTCCACTCTGAAATGAGGTGTTGGGAGACCTTGACAGAATAATCCCCAGGTAGCAGACGAATGTTTTCAATCTTAAGATCAAGAGAATAGGTGCCAGTACAGCAACCTGCCACGGTGAGATCGTAAGTATTGCTGGTATCATTTTCTTTATCTCGAAGGATAAGTTTGATAGTATCTAGTCCTTCTTCGGACTGGAATGTAAGATCAGGCAAACTATAAACTGCAGATGCTTTCTGCAATGCAATCAAATCATCACCAGAAAGATTGAACTGGAGGTCAGCACCAGGAAACTTTACGTTCTTTTCTGGAGCACTCTTGAGCGTAATTTCAGGATCCGAAAAATAATACTTAGCAGACTGACGACCCCCACGGATGCTAACAAAATCGCCACTGGTAAATTCGAGCTGAGGATCGTTAAACAGAGAGATACCGCTAAGAAACTGACTGAGATCATAAATTGCGAAGTCAGAAGGAAATACTTCTTCGCCAGTGAACTTTGCGAGAATGTTTTCTGCGTTAGAAATAGTTCTAACCGTGGATCCTTTGCGGAAGACAATCGAGGAATTGATGGTGGAAAAGTTTTTGAGGACATCTAAGGTCTTTTTAGATAGGATAACTTTGCTCATTGATTGTAAGTTTCAAGGGTGGTAGATTTGTCAGAGAAGTGAAGAAGGAGCAGAGCGTAGTGAAGGATCTTGATGATATCACGGCGAGCAGTGCCTTTCTTATCATATCGGGAAGCATACTTCAGGATGTTGCTACGGCAGAATGCCTCAGCGTCTCCACATGCTTCAATCAAATCTAACGTTTGAATGCTGTCGTTACCAGCAGAGTAGTGTTGTCCATAAGTACTTGTAATGTAATCACGTAGCTCTGCAATTAGAGCATCTTCATTGTATTTAAAACTCACGGTGTGCATACGTATTCAATATCTTCATAATAGCATTCCTGACTTTCCCCGTCAAGGTTGATAACAGAAATGATATTATCAGCAACTCTCGTTACTCTGGCAGCGCCACGTCCAGAAATTTGGATGACACTGCCAATGAAGTTACAATCTCCTGGTTCAATCATTACTAGAAACCTCCTCAGTTTGAACGTTAGCATCAATCTTATCATACAATTCGATGAATGACTGCTTGGTCTCATCATCGAAACGGTTTACACAAACCTTGATTGCTTTCATGCGATCACCCCAGATAGCAAATGCTCGCATGATATGAACCAAACGGCGGGTAGAGATCACCTCATCGATGCCACCATCCTTGAAAGTTTTACGAATAATATCTGCCCAGTTGGCAAGGTTCTCGCAGAAATCGTGGTCAGCAACAGCAAGAGAAGTAGCAACCATCTTCAGAATCTTGCTTTCAATAGCAGGGGTGGGATACTCTTGCTCAAAGGTCAGTGCAAAACGCTCAAGGAATGCTTCGTTAAGAACGTTGGTGCCGATGAAGCGACCGTCATCAGAACCCTTGCCCTTGGTGTTGGCAGTAGCGATGACGTTGAAACCAGGAGCAGGTTGAACATACCGACCTGTCTTCTTCAGGAAGAGACCTTTGCCTTCCAGAACAGATTGGAGACACAGGATTTTGTTAGAGGCAAGATCTACTTCGTCTAGAAGCAGCACAGCTCCCCTCTCAAGAGCTTCCACCACGGGTCCGTTATGCCAAACAGTGTTGCCATCAACAAGACGAAACCCACCAATAAGATCATCCTCGTCGGTTTCAATGGTAATGTTCACGCGGATCAACTCCCTATTTAGAGCAGCACATGCTTGCTCAACAGAGAAAGTTTTACCATTGCCTGACAAACCAGTGATAAAAGTGGGGTAGAAGATACCAGATTGGATAATCTTCTTTACGTCAGAAAAATTACCAAAAGGAACATAGTTTTTATCTTTTTCAGGAACAAGGTTCTGTTGAACTGCATCCATGACAGCAGGTGCAGCAGCAGGTGCTTCGTATGTCTGCTCAAGACGCTCCTGTACAGTCAGGTTCCAAGTGCCACGCTTGACATAGAAGTCACGCAGACGCTTGACAGCAGTAGGGTAGGTCACACCAAATTCTACGCAAGCATGGCGAACAGCGTCAGAATTAATTTCACAACCATAGTTTGCAGAAAGAAAATCGGTCAGTTGAGCAGTGGTCAGGTCGGACTTAGCAGGCATTGGTTTGTTTCGTATGAAGTAAGTATAGGGTAGGGATGGGGTCTCAGCGACCCCTAGTGGACAGTTGATCAGGCGACATACTCAATAAAAGAATTTAGCAGTTTCTTGTTCGTGGACTTGCTTTTCAGCATTTTCTTGAATGCCTTAGAGATCTCTCCTTTCTTGGCACCAGATTCTACATCAAACTCAACATCAGATTCAATAGAATTGTTGTTAATTACATACAAAGCAGTGTAGCTCTTAGGGAAAGGAATGATAGCGGACTTCTCTTTCTTCCATTGCTTCTGAACTTTATCGTAATGGGCAATGTCAGCATAACTGCTAACAAAACCAGACAATCCACTACCACCCATGATACGAAAACCCAGAACATTTACACCAGAGTTACGATCACGAAGTTGTTTAATGAACATGTTCGTTGTTTGTCCCCATCCAGATGCAGGAGCATATATACGACCAGTTTGGCGATCACGCAAAACAACATTGTAATCAAATCGACGGGGACGAACGTATGAAACGTCTTTGTATTCGTCATAGTATTTGCGACCATAAGATGCTTGACAGGATTCACCATCACTGAGAATACAGAGGTTGACTTTTTGCAGATCATTCTGCTTCTTGAACTCAGGGATAATATAGTTCATCATAACAACTGCCTCATTCAAAGGAGTGCCAGACAAACCAACACCAGGAGTGGTGTGATAAGCAATGTGATAAGAATAAGCAAATGCCTCACG